ACAACTGGGACTACTACGAGGACGCCTACGAGGTAGGTCCTGAGAAGATCATCGACACCTACGCCGTTGCTACCCAGCACGTCGACCAGGGTCTGTCACTGACACTGTTCTTCAAGGACACTGCCACTACCCGTGATGTCAACAGAAGCCAGATCTACGCTTGGCGCAAGGGCATCAAAACCATTTACTATATCCGTATTCGTCAGCTAGCGCTCGAGGGCACTGAAGCTGAAGAGTGCGTATCCTGCATGCTATAAGAAAGAAAACATGATTACTAGACCAATTAACTGGAACAAAGTAGAAGATCAGATTGATCTAGACGTATGGAATCGTCTAACTGCTAATTTTTGGCTGCCTGAAAAAGTTGCAATATCCAACGATATTCAATCTTGGGGCTCGCTCAGTCGTGAAGAGCAGTTGCTAACTATGCGTGTCTTCACAGGTCTAACGATGCTAGATACCATCCAGGGAACCGTTGGCTCTATGAGCATCATGCCAGACGCTCGTACGCCTCATGAAGAGGCAGTTATCACCAACATTGCTTTCATGGAGTCAGTGCACGCTAAGAGCTACTCAAGTGTTTTCTCCACACTTTGCTCAACAGCAGACATCGACGAGGCTTTCCGCTGGTCAGAAGAAAATCCGTACCTGCAGAAAAAAGCAGAGATTGTTCTCAGTTACTACCGAGGAGATGACCCGCTAAAGCGCAAGGTTGCTTCAACCCTGCTGGAGTCTTTCTTGTTCTACTCCGGTTTCTACTTGCCGATGTATTGGTCATCAAGAGCGAAGCTAACAAACACAGCTGACCTAATCAGACTGATCATCCGCGACGAAGCAGTTCACGGTTACTACATTGGCTACAAATATCAGCTAGGCCTTGCTGAGCAAACGCCGGAGCGCCAGGCTGAGCTCAAAGAGTACACGTACGACTTGCTTATGGAGCTATATGAAAATGAGTGTAAGTACACTCATGATCTTTACGATGACAAAGGCCTCTCCGAGGACGTAAAAAAGTTTTTGCACTACAACGCAAACAAGGCTTTGATGAATCTTGGATATGACCCTCTGTTCCCTAAAGAAGTTACTAATGTCAATCCTGCTATACTTGCAGCTCTGTCACCGAACGCAGACGAGAACCACGACTTCTTCTCGGGCTCTGGTTCCTCCTACGTGATCGGTAAGCACGAATCGACAACGGACGACGACTGGGATTTTTAGTGCCAACCTATGAATACAAATGTTCAGAAAATCCTGAACACCGATTTACAGAAATACGTGAAATGTCAGAAGAAGCAAGTAGATCAACTTGCGCTGAACCAAGCTGCGATGGTAGACTCATACGTATATTCGGAACTCCTTCTATTAGATTTAATGGGACGGGGTTTAACTCAAGTCGAGGTTGAAAGGTGCGCACTTAAATGGCAGGTCTTTACCCGACGGAGGGGACTGGAATAGTTCCATGGTTTCTACTTAACACCGATGCTGTGCCGCTTTGTGCTGAAACAGACCCTGATGCTTTTTTCTCTAAAGACTATTTTGACGATGAAGACAAAAGACCTCGTACATTGTCTTACGAAAACGAGCGTGCTACAAAAGCAATATGCGCTGAGTGCCCGATGAAACTCGACTGTCTAACATATGCAATTGAAACTGGTCAGCACGGGATCTGGGGAGGCACTACGGAAAACGAGCGCTTAGCTATTCGTAGGGGTAGAGGTATTAAGCTGCAACGAGCCCTAGGACTAACTCCTACTAAGAGAGTTCAAAACGCGGTAAAATAGAAGAGCCTGGGAGAGAGGCATTTAACCTATTAACTCTACCCAGGGAGATACCTTTGAATATCCTAAAAACAGTCACTAAGAGGACTATAGCTCTTATCATCCTACGTGTCAGCGGAACCCTTGCTGGTGGTAGCATCGCTGGAGTTGAGCTCTGGCAAGCAGCAATGTTGGCAGCCTTTATTGGTGTAATGGACGTTGCTGAATCACTATCCAGATCATACGTAGTTGACGGAGATCTAAGTGAAGAAGAGATCCAGCGCGCTTTTGCAAGCTCAGCTGAAGCAGAACTTTCAAGTCAGAGCAAGAAAAAGTAAAGTAATAGACTAAAAACCTCTAAAAAGAGGGCTACATCAATTTGGTGTGGCCCTCTTTTTCTGCTATGGTGTATACATGGATATGAATTTTGAAGACTGGCTAAAGCTAGGTATTGAAAATGGTTGGTGTGGTCCAGCTGTCTGCTACACTCACGATGGGCTGCCTACATCAGAACCTGAAGATGCTGAGTTTGAAGAGGGCAATGACCCCTGTCTTCACATCATTAGACTGTATGAAGATGACGACCACAAAGCTGCAATCGAGGCTGCCCACTCTCCTTCAACTTGGAGAGCATCTAACCGCGGTATTGACGTTTAAAAGGAGATAAAATGGCAAAAGGAAAAGGTGGAGCTCCAGCTCCTGCAGCAAAGAACACTTCTGGCGAAGGCCGTAATAACGGTAAAGCCGTAAAGAAGCACCCTAAAGTATTTGACCCTGTCAAGCGTAGATTAGTTAATAAGTAACTAGTAATCCTCTCTAGCTCAACGGCAGAGCGTTCGACTGTTAATCGGATGGTTCGTGGTTCGAATCCACGGAGGGGAGCGGAGACTCAAATCTCCAAGAAGCGGGCCCATCAGTAAACGAGCTATTCTCAAAAAATCTGAAACGGGTCCGCTTTTTATGTTTTATTTTTAACTATTAAATTTCGTGAGCCAGTCTCTGGTGTTCAGGCGGTATGACTGCGTAGTTAGGCTTATACTCTATGCTTGTATCTACAACATCAAAGAAGTGGCTAAGAATATTTATTCTAGATCCGCTAGAGACTTTGTTTACTGCATGTCTAGTGTAGAATCCTGGGAAAAACACTAAGGTCCCGGCAGTTGGTTTTAGCGATATTTTTTGATGTTCAAAAACTAATTCTCCGCCCTCATAGTCATCGTTTAAAAACAAACCCATAACGTATGTCATGCTGTTTAACTCTTCTATTGGCTGATCTATTGGCCTATCATCCGTGTGTCCATCTAGATAGGCCCCTTGGTGCATATAGTTAACATGAGATCTGTTTAGCTCGAAAGAGGTTCCTCGCATTTTATACTTATCAAGAAAAAATTGTTTGCCAAAAGCTACTGCTTCATAGAGCACATGCTCTGGATCAAATTTGTTAAAAGTATCTTTATTGGAAAAACTCTCTGGTCCGCCTAAGCTTAGGTTGCCATAAAACTCTCTAGGGTCTTCATCCTCGTGAATTAAAAAATACTTTAAAAGGTCTGAACACTGCTTTTTAGTTATGTAGTTTTCAATAACATAGTATGGCTCTATGGTGTTCAAGTGGGCTCCTATACAAAGATTTAAACATAATTATACCTTAATTTAAAACTAAAGACTAAGCGCTAGTTTACGGTATTAGTATAGTCTTATGAGAATTTTAGGTATAAATGAGACTACCCATGATGCCTCTGTTTGCGTGCTAGAAGATGACAATATACTCTTTGCCGGGCATGCTGAGCGCTACTCAAAAGTGAAAAATGATTGGTTTACTAATCCTGAAATATTAGACGAAGCACTGTCTTATGGTAAGCCAGATGCAATTGCATATTATGAGCGGCCGCTAATAAAAAAGCTTAGAATTGCAACTAAGGGTGGCTTTGGTGGGGGCAAACCTTTTTATAAAACCTATGCCCCATTAAAGGGCATTAAGTCCTACAACTTCTCCCATCACTACTCTCATGCGGCCGCTGGGTACTATACTTCTAATTTTAAAGACGCGCTTATTGTAGTTTTAGATTCTATTGGAGAATTTGATACCGGATCAGTATGGATTGGTAGTGGGTCGAACATAAAATCTCTAAAAAAATTAAAATATCCAATGAGCTTTGGTCTTTTTTATTCTGCATTTACAGATTTACTAGGGCTTAAAGCTAATGAAGAAGAGTACATAATGATGGGGATGGCAGCTTATGGGGATCCCGAGAGGTACTGGGAAAAAGTGAATAGCTACTTCCCGATGTCGGGGGTACAAAAGTACAACTTTCATCAAGGTATAACGGACTGGACTGAGCCCATCGGCGATCAGGATCGCTTTGATGTTGCAGCCGCTGTTCAAAAAGTTTATGAGGCCAGGCTCTGGGAACTTATGTGTATGTGGAAAGCAAGGACTGGAAAAGACAATTTAGTCTTTATGGGCGGATGTGCCCTGAATAGTAAAGCTAACACAATGCTTTGGAAAATATTTAAAAATGTTTGGATTATGCCTAATCCTGGTGATTCCGGGTCAGCGTTAGGTGCAGCTGCAGCTTTATATGGGGATCATGTTAGTTGGAGTGGTCCTTATTTAGGGACAAGTATTGGTGGCTCG